GCTGCAGACGGTGCGGTGGCAGCGGGGGTAGCCTGGGAAAATGCCCCTGCAAACAGCGCCACTGTGGCGGTAAAAATCAATGTCTGATCTGTTTACGCGAATGTGTTGCCGGATGGACGTGGCGACCGTTCGGGTGATGGGCAAACAGGCGGAGATTAACGGCGTCGTGTACGACGTGATGCCGGAGGAAGAGTCCGCGGAGATGGGGGCGCTTTCGGGCAGCCAGTTGTCACTGGTGGTGTTTTCAGCCCGGTACCGTCCGGCCCGTCATGATGTTGTTGTGTTTGCGGGGCGCACACTGACGGTGACCCGTTATGACACGTACAACGGTAAACCCCGGATTTTTGTCGAACAGGAATGAGTATGGCAATAAAAGGTCTGGCGCAGGCCATGAAAAATCTGGATGCAATTGATCGCCGTGCCGTTCCCCGGGCCTCTGCCACGACACTGAACCGAGTGGCGGGGGCCATTATTGCGAAAACGGCCTCTTCAGTTGCCAGGGAGCTGGCCGTTCCCCGTCGTCTTATCCGTGCCCGCATCCGGTTAAGTCCGGCACGACCGGATAAGGTTTACGCAAAGGTTTACATCAATACCGGCAACCTGCCCGCCATCAAACTGGGGGAGGCCCGCGTTCGACTTTCCCGCAGAAAACGGAGAAAGAAAGGACAGCGTGCGGCCCTGAAAGGGGGCGGCAGTGTGCTGATTGTGGGGAAAAGACGGATCCCGGACGCCTTTATCACCCGGCTGGCTAACGGACGCTGGCATGTGATGCAGCGTATGCCGTGGGCATCATCATCCACCGGCGCGGACAGCAAAGGGAGGCCGAAACGCCACCGTCTGCCGATCGAAGTGGTGAAGATTACGACTGCCGGACCGCTGGCAGAAACCTTTGAACGTGAACGGGACCGGATGTACCGGGAAAAATTACCGGCGCAGATGATGAAAGCCATGACGCATCAGTTACGCCTGGTGCTGAAAAGAAAATGACTGGGAGGGTGTATGAAACACCGTGAAATACGGGCGGCAGTTCTGTCTGCCCTGAAAGAAAATATTTCTGAGAGGGTGAGCTGGTTTGACGGTCGCCCGGTTTTTATTGATGAACAGGAACTGCCTGCTGTTGCTGTTTACCTGACAGATGCGTCTGCTGCTGACGAGTTCGTTGATGAGGGAACCTGGGAGGCGACACTGCATATTGAGGTTTTTCTCAGGGCAAAAGAACCGGACTCGGCACTGGATATGTGGATGGAAGAAAAAATTCTTCCTGCGCTGGAGGCAGTTCCCGGGCTCAGTGCATTACTGCTGAAGATGAATCTTCAGGGGTATGACTACCGCCGGGATGATGAGTTTATGATGTGGGGATCGGCAGATCTCCTGTGGAAAATTACCTACGAGATGTGAGGACGATATGGCAACACCAAATCCCCTTGAGCCGGTAAAAGGTGCCGGTACCACTCTGTGGGTTTACAACGGCAAGGGTGATGCTTATGCAAACCCGTTGTCAGACGATGACTGGCAGCGACTGGCTAAGGTGAAGGATCTGACGCCGGGCGAGATGACGGCAGAACCCTACGATGATAACTACCTGGATGATGAAGACGCGGACTGGACCGCGACCGGGCAGGGGCAGAAGTCTGCAGGAGATACCAGTTTTACGCTGGCCTGGAAACCGGGAGAAGAAGGTCAGAAAGGGCTTATAGGCTGGTTTGAAAGCGGGGATGTGCGGGCCTATAAAATCCGTTTCCCAAATGGCACGGTGGATGTGTTCCGTGGCTGGGTCAGCAGTATCGGTAAGGCCGTGACGGCGAAAGAAGTGATCACCCGCACGGTGAAAGTCACTAACGTGGGCAAACCTTCCGTGGCGGAAGAACGCAGCGAAATTACGCCGGCCACTGCAATTAAGGTGACACCGACATCCGGTACGGTGGCAAAAGGGAAAACAACCACCCTGACGGTTTCTTTTGAGCCGGAAAGTGCAACCGACAAGACGTTCAGAGCGGTTTCCGCCGATCCGTCGAAAGCCACCATTAGTGTGAAAGATATGACAATTACGGTAAACGGCGTGGCGACAGGTAAGGTGCAGATCCCTGTGGTGAGCGGAAATGGTCAGTTCGCCGCAGTGGCTGAAGTCACCGTTACTGAAGCGGGCGCTGCAGGGTAAACGGAGGTCATACATGTTTCTGAAAACAGAACAATTTGAATATAACGGTGTGTCCGTCACGCTTTCCGAATTGTCTGCGCTGCAGCGTATTGAGCATCTTGCCCTCCTGAAACGGCGTGCAGAACAGGCAGAATCCAGCGGCAACCTGCAGGTAAGCGTGGAAGATCTCGTCAGAACCGGCGCGTTTCTGGTGGCGATGTCCCTGTGGCATAACCATCCGCAGAAAACGGCATCACCGTCAATGAATGAGGCTGTGATGCAGATCGAACAGGAGGTGCTCACCACCTGGCCTGCGGATGCCATTGCCCGGGCGGAAGATGTGGTGTTGCGTCTGTCCGGGATGAGCGGGGCTGTTCATGCGGATACTGACAGCACCGAAGTGGCGAAAAATAACGCGCTGACTGATGATGATTTTTCTGCGGGAAAGTCTTCGACGGCGAGCTGAATTTTGCCCTCAGACTGGCGCGTGAGATGGGGAGGCCTGACTGGCGCGCCATGCTTGCCGGGATGACATCCACCGAATATGCCGACTGGCGACATTTTTACCGTACGCATTATTTTCTCGATACCCAACTGGATATGCATTTTTCCGGGCTGACGTACGCCGTACTCAGCCTGTTTTTTTGCGATCCGGATATGCATCCCTCTGATTTCAGTCTGCTTGCCCCCCGGCGTGAGGAAGCGCAGACGGAGATGCCGGATGAGGAAAAAATGCTGATGCAGAAAGCGGCAGGACTTGCCGGAGGCGTACGGTTTGGTGGGGACGGAGGGCGTGAGATTTTATCGTCTGCGGATGTCAGCGAGGATGATGTCGCATTAATGATGGCTTCAGCGGGGATTTCCGGAGGTGTGAGATATGTCCCAGCCGGTTGGTGATCTTGTTATTGACCTGAGTCTGGATGCGGTCCGTTTCGATGAGCAGATGAGCCGGGTAAGGCGTCATTTTTCCGGACTGGAGACTGACGCCAGAAAAACCGCCGGTGTCGTTGAGCAGAACCTGAGTCGTCAGGCGCTGGCTGCACAAAAAGCCGGGATTTCCGTCGGGCAGTATAAAGCGGCCATGCGAACCCTGCCCGCACAGTTTACGGATATCGCCACGCAGCTTGCCGGTGGTCAGAATCCCTGGCTGATCCTGCTGCAACAGGGCGGTCAGGTGAAGGACTCCTTCGGCGGGATGATCCCCATGTTCAGGGGACTTGCCGGTGCGATCACCCTGCCGATGGTCGGGGTCACCTCGCTGGCGGTGGCGACAGGTGCGCTGGCGTACGCCTGGTACCAGGGGGATTCCACGCTTTCAGCGTTTAATAAAACCCTGGTTCTTTCCGGTAATCAGTCCGGACTGACTGCCGATCGCATGCTGACGCTTTCCAGAGCCGGACAGGCCGCAGGGCTGACGTTTAACCAGGCGAGTGAGTCACTGGCAGCCCTGGTGAATGCCGGTGTGCGTGGTGGTGAACAGTTTGATGCCATCAACCAGAGTGTCGCGCGTTTTGCTTCTGCATCCGGTGTGGAGGTGGACAAGGTTGCAGAGGCTTTCGGAAAACTGACCACCGACCCGACGTCGGGGCTGATGGCGATGGCGCGCCAGTTCCGTAACGTGACGGCAGAGCAGATTGCGTATGTTGCGCAGCTGCAGCGTTCCGGTGATGAGGCCGGGGCCTTACAGGCGGCGAACGATGCTGCCACGAAAGGCTTTGATGAGCAGACCCGTCGCCTGAAAGAAAACATGGGGACACTGGAGACCTGGGCGGATAAAACAGGGAAGGCATTCAAATCGATGTGGGATGCCATTCTGGATATCGGTCGTCCTGAGTCCTCAGCGGATATGCTCGCCAGTGCACAGAAGGCATTTGATGAGGCGGATAAAAAATGGCAGTGGTACCAGAGCCGGAGCCAGCGCCGGGGAAAACCGCCTCTTTTCGTGCGAACCTTCAGGGGGCATGGGATGACCGGGAAAATGCCCGTCTGGGGCTGGCAGCGGCCACGCTGCAGTCGGATATGGAAAAAGCCGGTGAACTGGCCGCCAGGGACCGGGCCGAACGGGACGCATCACAGCTGAAGTATACCGGAGAGGCGCAGAAGGCGTATGAGCGTCTGCTGACGCCGCTGGAGAAATATACCGCCCGTCAGGAAGAACTGAATAAGGCCCTGAAAGACGGGAAAATCCTGCAGGCGGATTACAACACGCTGATGGCGGCGGCGAAAAAGGATTATGAATCGACGCTGAAAAAGCCGAAGTCGTCAGGAGTCAAAGTGTCAGCCGGTGAGCGTCAGGAAGACCAGGCGCATGCTGCCCTGCTGGCGCTTGAAACCGAGCTCCGGACGCTGGAAAAACACAGCGGTGCGAATGAGAAAATCAGCCAGCAGCGTCGCGATTTATGGAAAGCGGAAAATCAGTATGCGGTCCTGAAAGAGGCAGCCACGAAACGGCAGTTATCTGAGCAGGAAAAATCCCTGCTGG